CCACGAATGGTGTTAATGCTTCTACTGCTACGACGGCAAGTTTTTGGCGTATCTATAGCGCATGGGTATCAAGCGCAGGAGTGTATGGCGCAGCAAATACCGCAGCAGTAACGATAGAGAACAGTGGTGGTGGTACTGACTTGTTGCAGATAGGCGTGGAAGAAGGGCAGTCGCAGTTTGCTGGATGGACAGTGCCTACAGGAAAAACGGCTTATCTGATGAGTGTGCATGTCATCGTTGATGGTAACAAAGCGGCAGATGTCAGGATGTTTACACGAGCAAATATTGATGATGCTTCAGCAGCTGTTAATAGTGTGCGCTTGAAATTATATTGGGATGGTCTTTTGGGAGACTTTCGCTATATCCCACGGGGGCCGGATTCTGTTATCGCAGCGAAGTCGGATATATGGTTTGAAGCTCAAGGGTCTGGCGCTATCACTGAAGTGAGTGTAGACTTTGAATTGTTGGTAATTGACGACTAAGAAGGGGATTATATATGCTTTTATCAAAAGTTCTTTCTGTTGCCCTTCGCAGGGTGGGCATCTCGGATTCTTCTTCGGCATTTAACAACAATGCACGAGACTATTTCAATATCGGCTTACGTGATCTGTGTGAGCGTAGGCAGTGGAGATGGTTGTTTAAGAACAGTTCTTTTACGACTACGGCATCTACACGGACTTATTCGTTAGGCTCTGATGTTATGCGCCCCCTGTCTTTTCGTAATTCTACAGACAATTTCAAGATGGAGATGATCGACCCCGATGTCGTGGATCGGTTAGACCCTGACGAAGATGAAGAAGGAACACCACAGACGGTGTTTGTCTCTGGAATAAACACAACAACGGGGTATTGGGAAGTAGACCTGTATCCGACACCCGATACGACAAGTGATACGATACGGTACCGGTATTTCGCATTTATTGCCGATAAGACATCTTCTGATGACGCTACAGACCTTGCCGCTACGATGCCAGCATGGACACAGAATGCGTTGATATATTACATATCTGCAAAATACAAGGGAGAGCTTGGCGACTTCCAGGGTGAGCAGGAAGATATGTTGGCATATGTAGACTCTGTACGTGCAGGGATAAAGGTAGATGCAGATGCCGAAGATGGTGACCAGAGACATCGCATGTGGCGAGCTGATGAAGCAGTNCCTGGCTTCGCCTTTACAGTACAAGAAGGGTCGTTGAGCTAATGCGCATCGGACAAGATCATGTCTATGGTCCCTGGATTTATGGGTGGAATGCTTCAAAGCCCAGTGATGACTTGCACCTGCAAGAAATCTATGATGGTGAGAATGTGCGGATATTCCCTGACGGTTCTGCACGGCAACGATCGGGATCTGCGACATTCAACACTGTAATTGCTGGAACTCCTACGATAGATGCTTTAGGACAGCACAAGTTTGATGCAGATACTAAGCGGATATGGACAATAGCGGGTGGTGCTTTTTATGAAGACACGTCAGGAGTAGGCACAGGGTTTACGGCCAGGACGGGAGCGGCAACGATAACAGCAGGGGAAAAGTGGTCAGTAGCAGACGCTAACGGCACATTGATTGGGCATGATGGAGTAAGTAGCGATATCATCTTCAAGTGGACAGCAGCAGCAGGGAATATAGAGACCTTAGATGTCAACAGCCGATTCACCACAGCAAAATATTGGGAGTTTTGGGACAACAGGGCATGGGCAGGAAACTTGTCGTCAGGAACAGACAGGGTATGGAGGAGCGACCTTGCAGACATCGAGACATGGGATGCTACAGCATTCTTTCAGCAAGGGTCTATTGTTACGGGTCTGAAGAAGATGAGCAATTTCTTAGTGATACACGGTGACGATATCATACACCTTCTCGTCCCTACCGGTAATTCTGTAACGCCATACCGAAAAGTTCCCAAACAGGCAAAAGGGACAGTGGCACCATTCTCTATACAGACGATTACGACACCAGAAGTTGGAGAAGTGCAGGTATATGTGAGAGAAGACGGTATCTATGCCTTTGACGGTAACAGCAGCAGGAAATTGTCAGAACGTATGGATGGCGATAGATATTGGAATGATATCAATGAATCAGCGTTAAACAACGCATTTGCCTGTGATTATCCGACACGCAACGAAGTATGGTTTTTTCTGCCATACGGATCCGGCCAGACAACGATGAATAATATTCTGGTATACAACTACCGCTTAAATATCTTCTATCCCCGATGGAGCGGATTTGCTCGTAACACCTGCGCGATAGTGAACAACAAGCCATATACCGGCGGTATCAGCGATGGATATATCTTCGATCAGGAACCCACCACATTCAGTGATAACGATGGCACAACAGCAAATGNTATAGATGCGTGGTTTCAGACATCATCGGCAGCACCACAGGGCGAGACAGAAGTGGAGCGGTGGCTGTATGGCAGGACATCTTTAGACATCGTGGGAGATTACGATATAGAGTTTACCGCTACGATGCCGAGTCATCCAGAAGTCACAGATGTCGTCGTGCAGTCAGGAACATTCGATGCTATAGAGACAACTTTTACGATTGGGACATCTGTCATTGCTGCTGAAGATCTTCTGGTGTGCAATGTAGACAGTTTATTGTTGGGATATGACCCACATATACAGGTGAAATACCGAAATGCTACATCTGCCGAAGAGTTCTCTATCCGTAAATTTACAGGTGTTTATCGTCAGATCGGGCAGACGCATAAACGTGGAACAGGGGTAATATAATGGCATACAACACTCAGCAACGTGGCGGTAAAGGGTTTACAGGTGAGCAGTATCAGCAGTATCAGCAGTATCAGCAGCCCGGACCGCAGAATTACCAATATTCCATTGGTCAGCAGCCCGGACCGCAGAATTACCAATATTCCATTGGTCAGCACCCTGCTCCTGCACAGCAACCTGCTCCTGCTCCACAGCAAGCACCTGCGCCCCCACCACCCCCGCCACCACCACCTGCACCACCGATGCCATCTGCGCCTGGGCAACAAAACCCATTGGCAAACCAGACAGCACAGCAACCTTTGCAACCTGGGCAGACTCCCACATCTTTTGAGCAGGTGGGCGACCAGAACAATGACGGGAAGATGGACTTTAACGACTTCATCATCTTTGCGGCAAATCAGAACAAGCAGGTACAACAGCCACAGCACCAGGTTAGGACAACTGACATCAAAGATCCTGACGTTGCATCAGGTTATATGACGCAGGAAGAAAAAAACCAAGCTGACGCAAGGTGGCAAGCGCAGAAACAAGCTGATCTAAATGACCCTGAACGGCAAGCTTTGATACAAAGCCGATTGGCAGGTTTGGGTGTAGGCCCTAAGACATACGGCAATCCATCCAATGAAAGCAATCTGGCACGAGCGATACGATTAGCACAGGGGGGCGCAACAGGTGTATTGGGTGTAGGCCCTAAGACATACGGCAATCCATCCAATGAAAGCAATCTGGCACGAGCGATACGATTAGCGCAGGGTGGAGCGACAGGTGTATTGGGTGTAGGCCCTAATGAAAGCAATGAAGGATTACCTGTCTCGACCAAACCTGCAGGTCAACCACCCGGTGGTCAGCCTCCCGGTGGTCAGCAGCCTGTTGATACCAGTGGATGGCCGGATAACTGGATGAGTGATTGGCTGGCGGCTCAGCCTTCTGGTACATATGGTCAGCCTACGCCATACGAGAAGGCTCCTTATCCAGGAGAAAGCAACGCAGACTACCACGTAAGAATGGAAAGATTGGGGCTTAACCATCCCATTTATCATCCTATCGGATGGACTCCTGATCCCGATGCGTCTCGCATACCTTTTGCAGATCCGTATCTGCGAGAAATATTGCCTNGTCATTATTCCGATCAACCAGGCAGTGGTCAGCCTCCTGGTGGTCAACAGCCTCCCGGTGGTCAGCGATATCCAGCAGGTCATCCCCGTGCAGGCGAAGTAATGCCTGATTTTTTAGATGAAGTGGAGGCTGGGAGATCACCAGTCCCTTATGCAGGAGAAAGCAACGCAGACTACCATACAAGAATGGAAAGAGAAGGGCTTAACCATCCCATTTGGCATCCTATCGGATGGAACGGAGCAGCCCCGGGCGTCGAGACCACGGGCCTGGACGCTGATGGCAATCCCGTGGGAGACCCCGGCATCCGACCACCGGAAGACCAGGGGCTACCACCAGGTCAACCACCAGGTCAACCACCAGGTCAACCACCAGGTCAACCACCAGGAATGGTGCGACGTCTTGTTAATGGTGTGTGGCAGTGGGTTAAGGGTGGTACACAAGACAATTCACTTTACGAGTCACTCGCCGGCACCCAGGTGCCCATGGCAGGGCCGGGGCTGCATTGGAGTCAGGTAGGTAGCGAAGGACCAGATGATGAAGGTCTGGTTTGGTGGGACGGAAAGTGGGTGGATCCTGATGAGATTGACGACTATGACCCCAACCAGACGGCCCCAGGTTTTCATCCCGAAACAGGGTTGCCACTTGACTACATCCGACCCGGTTTTTATGGTTCTAATGCTGGTGGCACAGGAGGAGGACCAGACGATCCCAATGTCACTTGGCACAACAATCCAAATGACCCCAGCAACCCCACGCAAGTCAACTGGAAGGAACTGCCAGCCAACTTCAAAGGAAGTTTTGACAAGATGTCTCCTCAACAGCAACAGGAGTGGATCGCCAACAATCCCCAATTTACCATGCCGCTAAATGAAACAAGCGGCGCTCCCCTAGGTCAGGGTCAAGGGCAACCCCCAGGTCAGGGTCAAGGGCAACCCCCTGGCGGTGCAACGCCTCCTCCCAACATGACCTTGACTGAATTTCTGAAATGGCGCAGCAATGAAGGATTGGTAGATTTTCCTATAGATACCAGTGGTGATACATCTGCAACGCCTCCTGGTGGTCAGCCTCCTGGTGGTGGGCAAGGGCAACCTGAGCTACCCCCCTTTGGTCCACCCCCTTTCTTCCCTGGTCTTAATACACCTTGGGGAACGCAAGGGCCTGGTGGAGAATTTACTACGTATATACCCCCAGCAGACCTGCGTCCATTTGAAGGAAGCAATCTTGATCGTGTAAAGGGAAGTGCTGGCGTAGCACGAGTAAGACAGGGAGGATTGCCAGGAGCACCAGTAGGAGCATTACCAGGGCGCGAAACATTCCCAACAGGCACAACAAGCGGTGCGCTTGCTCCCATCAGTGCTGTAGGATCACCAGATATTCCGATATTCAATTCTACAACGGGTAAGTTGCGAGAATTGAACCCGTTGGGTGGCTTGCCAGGAGCATCGGT